CTGAATCAGAAAAAGTATATGAACAAATGATTACATTACCTATTTTTCCTTTATTAAAAGATGAAGAAATAGAATATGTGTGTGAAACACTCATTAAAATTATTGGTTAAATTTGTAAATTATTATGTATAGTAAATTATATTTAATTTTTCATTTGAAGGTTTATAATACTCCATTAAAGTACTCTTTAATTTTTGATCAAATAAATTTTTATAATAATTTATATTTTTTTCAGATTGATATTTTTTTCTTAATACCTTTTTTTCTACTATATTCTTATTATAAAATTCATCTATTACTTTTATATCTGGTGAAACGTTAAACATATAATTATTTATTTTTGAAAAATCAATTATTTCAACATTAATATTTTTATTTGTAATTATGTTTAAAAATAATTCAATATAATATTTCTCTCCATTAATCCTGAATATATTTTCATACCATATATAATGTACATTCTTCTCACCAACAACATCTATTAAACTATTTATCAATTCATAATAATTTAAATCATACAAATTGATATCATTTATAAAATCATTAAAATTAATGTATTTATTATCAGTTTTAACAATTTGAAAATAATAACTTTCTAAATATGAAATCTGCTCTCTTAATGTGATAATAAAATGAATATCGATATTTATATATTTTTGTTTTAATATATTAACCAATGAATTTAAATTTTTTTTGAATATATCATCTTTATAATTATGTATTTTATGTAACCATGTAAAAGGTAATAGAAATTCAAATGATATTAAGTTAATTTTATTTTCTACAATATTTATATCTAATACTTCTTTTAAATTATTATTATTATATTTCCATAATTTATGATTAAATTTTATTAAATTAATATTATATATTGTATTAAGTAATTCTTTATTATAGTTTAATATTTTTTGTATAAAACTTGTTCCTGTTTTATGTAGACCAATATGTAAATATAATTTCATATATATAATATATGTTTATATTATATATATGAAATTATGTATTTTATTTTCGAGTAATATTATTAAAAATTTTAATCAATTAAGAAATATATTTAATATTTATGATATAACTTTATTATTTCACATTAGTTTAAAAGAAAATATTAAAAATAATTTAAATAATAATTATTTTCAATATAATAATATATATTCTAAAAATATAGTTTATTATCATGATGATAATTTATTAAAAATTTTAAATTTATACGATATATTATTTTTGTTAGAAACACCTGTATTAAATTATTTTAATATTGACAAAGATATTGATATAAATCCAAAAATTTATTTCTTACATCATGGAGTGACAGCTATGTTTCCAAATAATTCAATAGAAAAAAAAAGATTAATTAAAACTTTTAGATTATGGATGAATAATGAAAAGGTAAATATTATTACTTGTTGCACTAATTTACATACAATTTTAACTAATTTAAACATAAAAAATCTTTATAAAATTAATTCACTTCCTCAATTTTATTTAAATGACAAATACTTAAATAATAAATATATAAATGATATAGTAATTTTTCCTACTATTTTTGGTTTAAAACATGATATAAATGAATTAAATAAAATTATTAATATATTAAATAACAGATTTAATTATAAAAATATCATAATTAAATTAAAATCAAAGTGTGAATCACATGAATTTATACAAATACAAATTAAAAATTTAAAAAAAAAATATAAAAATATTAATTTTGAGTTTGGAATTCAAAATTCATCTTATTATTTTAACTCTTTCTTAACTATAATATTGGATGGAGGTACTACTTTTATGGAATCTTTAATATTAAATAAAAAAACAATAATGCATAAAATAAATGTAGTTAATATTCATTATCAAAATTATCCAATTGAATTCAATAAATTATTAATTAGTTACGATTTAAATACATTTACAGATAATCTTGACAAAATAAATAACGAAACATATTTTGATGAGGAATACAATAAAGATATAAAAAAATTAATAAAATTTCATATTGGTGTAGAAAAAATATCTAATTTTGAAGAAGATTTTAAAGAAAACATTATTTATCCATATTTAGTAGAAAAAAATAATAATTTAAAAAAAATATATAACAAACTAATAAATAAACAATGAAAATAGCACTTTTTTTAAATGAAGATAAAAAATTTATTAGAAATTTATTTTATATGAAAGGTATTGATATTTCATATATTATACCAAGATATGAATTTTTAAATGATAAAAATTTAAATATAATTGATTATGACCATAATAATAAATATGAAATATTTAATAAATTTGATATAATTATATTTTTAGATAATTTTATATTTTATACATATAAAGAATTTGATATTAATTTATTAAAACCAAAATTATTCTATTTAACACATGGTATTCATCTAATATATAATATTCAAGAATATAAAAAAAAATATAATAATAATATTTTTGAAAAATGGATAAATATTCATAAACATTTAAAAATAAATTATATTACATGTTGTAAATATTTATACAAAAATTTAATTTATGAAGGAATAGAATCAAAATATATCTATAAATTTAATTCATTACCACAATTTCAAGAAGATAATCTACTCTTTGAATTAAATAATATTGAATTATATAATAATTGTATTATTATTTTTATATGTCAAGAAGAAATATTAAAATATACTAAAAAAATACTCTTAAAAATTATTCATTTAATAAAAAAATATTATATTAATAATAAAATTTATTTTAAAGTTAAAAAAGAATATAAACGAGATAGATTTGATTTTTTATATGATTTTGGTATTGATATTTTGAATGAGAATATAAATATTTTTAATTTTAAAAAATCAAGTCTTATTATTATAATTGAAGGTGGAACATCTTTTTTAGAGTGTTTACAATTTAATTTAAATACAATATTACTAAAGTTATCTAAGTCAGAAAAATATTATTTATTTTATCCAAAACAAAATTCATTCAAAGATTTATTTATATGTTATGATTTAAAAAAATTTGATATATGTTTAAACATAATTAAAAATATTAAATATGATAAATATTTATTACAAAAAAATATATATAATTTAAATTTATATCATGTAAATAATAAATATATAAATAATTTTAATTTTGATTTTTATAATTTTGTAATAGAAGAAAATAAAAAAATTATTAAATATTATATGAGTTATGATTTAAATATGGAACAAAAAATAAAACTTCTAGAAATAGAAAATAATCAATTAGAAGAATACATTAATAATATAAAAAAAAAAATAAAATATGATTATAATCAAGAAATAAAGCATCATGATAAAAGAATTTTAAAAAGGAATCAAGAAGATATTTTATACCTAAAATATATAAATCAACAATTGGAAAATAAACAAATTATTATTAATATTTTTAAGGAATATATTAAATTAAACAAATTATCAAAAAAACTTATGTTAGATATTAAGTCATTATATGATAAAAATGATAAAAATAAAAAAATAATTAACAATAATAAAGAAATAAATTTATATTCTAAAGATATAATAAAATTTATAAATAATAATAAAATTAATAAAAATCAAAAAGAAAAAATAATAATAATTAATGATAATGAAGAAATAAATTTAAATTCTAAACATATGATAGAATTTATGAATAATTATAAAATTAATAATATTAGTAATTTATTAAATGAAAAAAAAAAAAAATTACAAATTAAAGATGACATAATTAAACAAAAATATAATAAAATAAAAAAAATGTATGATAAACAAAAAAATAAGTAAATTATATAATAAAAAGTATGATATATAAAAAAAAATTCTATTTTTAATATAATGGACTATATATCCAATATTAAATTGAATCATAAATTAATTTATGGAAGATTTATAGATATTAATAATCAACTTTATATCCATTATAGATATGATAAAAATAATAGTAATTTTTATGAAAATAATAAAGAAAGAATTAAATTTGTAAAATTAGTTAATAAAAAAGAAATTGACTATTTAAAAATCAGTTTAGATTTAAAAAGTGCTAATCATAATCTTCAAATTTATAATATTGATAATAAATTAATAGGTTTTGGTGGTCAATGTATTCCAAAAATAAGATATAAAACAAAATTTTATGATGAATATAAAAACATTTTGAAAAAACATATTATTGAAAGAAAAAATTGTAATTGTATAAAATCAAATAATTATAAATTATGTGAAATTGAAAAAAAATGTTTTTTTTGTAATAATCTAATTAGACCTGATTTATCATCTACAATTAGTTATAAAGTAAAATGTCCAATTTATGCGAATGGTATTTATACATTTCATTTTAAAAAGCAAGATTTAAATAATTTAGATAAATATAAATGTTGCTTAATACTTAATGGAATTCATAAAAATAGAAGTGATGGACATTATGGATATCATTCAATTAATGGTTCAATAAAAGATGGATTAACTGTTTATGACAGTAATAATTCTTTAGTATATAATAAACAACAGAAAATTTATTATTTATATGTTAGGGCAAATTTAGGTTATCAATTGCGTTTTATTCAATATTCTACTAGTGATGATCTAAAAAATTGGAGTAAATATAATTTAATAAATATTAATAATATAAAAGATTTAGATAATATAAATATTTATTTTTCTAATTTTTTTTATAATCAAGATTTTAAAACTTATTTTGGTCTATTGGCAGTAGGAGACAAACAAAAAACTTTAAATTATGGTGAAAAATCAAATTCTTATATAGATTTAAATTTATATATTTCAAATGATTGTGTAAATTGGACTTATCGAATTACTTTAAAAAAAATAGAATATCATAATGAATATCCAATTTTTGGTAATTTTATTAAAGATAATAGTAAATATTTAATTTATATACAAAATTTTTTAAAAAAAAATATATATATTTATTCTTTATCAAAAGTATTTGTAAAAGATATTTGTAATTTAAATATATTAATTATCAAATTATTTGAATTATATATTTTAAATAAAGATAAATGTGATTTAGAAAATAAAATCAAATTAATTGAAAAAAATTTAGTAGATAAACAAATTATTATTAATAAATTAAATATATATATAGATATAATTGATTCTAAAAATAAAGAAGAACTAAATAAAAATATAAAAAATTTAATTAATGAAAATTCAAATATAAAATTTGTAAATTTAAAAAAAATAATTGATAAAGAACTAAATAAAAACTTAAAAATAAATGATAAACAATTAGAATATTTTAATAAATTTATAAAAGATAATAATAAATTAGATAAATTATTAAAAGTAAAAATTTCAAAATTAAAAATAAAAGAACAACTTATTTTGAACAAAATTAAAAAATTTAAAGAATTATATAATAATTTGCTACTCAAAAAATAATTATAATATTTCATTAAATCTTTTACACCTTTGCACATTTAAAACGCCGATTTTATACTAAATAAAACTATTTAAAAAAATGTTAATATACTATATTAACAATGAATAGTAAGAAGTCTATAAAGATTTATTCGTTAAGGTTTGAATTATTACGATGTCCATCGGTTAAGCTATATGTAAAATAATTCTATTTATAACCTATAAAACTTCATACCCATTTCACGATGGGTTATAACCAAATTTTTATACCTCGGCGTTTTAAATGTGCAAAGGTGTAAAATATTCTATTGTTTTATTTAATCCATCCTCTAAACTAGTTTCTGGTTCCCAATCTAAATATTTTTTTGCCTTTTCAATGTTTGGTTGTCTTTTCATTGGGTCATCACTTGGTAAATCTTCAAATATAATTTTTGATTTTGTTTTAATTATTCCTAAACATTTATTTGCTAATTCTTTTATTGTCATTTCATATGGATTTCCTATATTAATTGGACCAATTGTTTCTTCTTGATTCATTAATTTAATTAATGCTTCAACTGTATCATCAATATAACAAAAACTTCTTGTTTGACTTCCATCTCCATAAATAGTAATATCTTCATTATTTAAACATTGATTTATAAAATTACTTACTACTCTGCCATCATTTTTATCCATTTTAGGACCATATGTATTAAATATTCTTGCTATTCTAATTTCAATTTGATGATTTCTATAATATTCCATCATTAATGTTTCAGCTACTCTTTTTCCTTCATCATAACATGAACGAATTCCAATAGGATTTACATTTCCCCAATATTCTTCTACTTGAGGACTTATTTCTGGATCCCCATATACTTCTGAGGTAGATGTCAATAAAATCCTTGCTTTGGTACGTTTTGCAATGCCTAATGCGTTCATTGTTCCTAATATGTTTGTTTTAATTGTTTTAATTGCGTTGTATTGATAGGCTTTTGGAGATGCGGGACATGCCAAATGATAAATTTGGTCCACTTCAATAAGCAATGGTTCTGTAATATCATGTCGAATAAATTCAAAGTTTTTATGGGTCAATAAATCTTGTATATTTTCCATAGAACCTGTAAAATTATTGTCTAAACAAATAACATAATAATTTTGAGATAGTAATTTTCGGCATAAATGATTACCTATAAAACCTGTCCCACCTGTCACAAGTATTTTCATTAATAATAATTTATATAAAATTATATGTATATAAACAAATAAAGATGTTTATTGAAATACCTCAACATCAAATGATTGATTATAAGCCCCTTATTCTTGAATATTCAAATTCATTAAATGAAAAATTTATTGAATTACTTCTTGACAATGAAAAAAATAAAATACTTATTTATAATTTAGATCAACAATTAAAACATGAAAATACTATTGGATTTATTATTTTTACTTCTTCTTTTTTAAATCATGAAAATCGTTTTTATTTATTAACAATGGCCATTCATCATGAATTTCAAAATATGGGTTATGGTAGTCTTTTATTACAAGATTTTATTATTTTTTTGAAACATAAATATATAAAACAATCTAAACCAAATAAAATTATTCTTCATAGTACAAACAATAATATATCATTTTATGAAAAAAATAATTTTGTTAGAAATAATCAACATCATTTATACAAAACATTATAT